TTGCCCCGCCCGGGCGCAAGCTGGTGGTCTCCGACTTGTCCAACATCGAAGGCCGGGTGCTGGCCTGGCTGGCAGGCGAGTCCTGGAAGCTGCAGGCCTTCCGCGACTTCGACGCAGGCCTTGGCGCCGACCTCTACAAGCTGGCCTACGCCAAGGCCTTTGGTATCCACCCCGACGAGGTGGACGACGGCGACATGCGCCAGGTCGGCAAGGTCATGGAGCTGGCCCTGGGCTATGAGGGCGGGGTCGGCGCCTTCCTCACGTTCGCCGCGGTCTACGGCATCGACCTGGAAGCCCTGGCCGAGGTGGCATGGGCCACGATCCCCGCCCACATCCTGGAGGAGGCCGAAGGGTTCTACGCCTGGGCCGTCAAGCAAAAGCGCAGCACCTTTGGCCTGAGCGAGAAGGCCTTCGTGGTCTGCGACTCACTCAAGCGCATGTGGCGCGAGGCTCACCACTCGACCGCCAGCTTTTGGAAGGAGCTGCAGGCAGCGTGCATCGACGCCACTGAAAACCCCGGTGTCACCATTCAGTGCCGCAAGCTCAAGGTCCGACGCGACGGTGCGTGGCTGCGTATCGCCCTGCCATCGGGCCGGGCGCTGTGCTATCCCTATCCTCAAGTGCGCGACGGCAAGCTGTCCTACATGGGCATGAACCAGTACACGCGCCAATGGCAGCGCCTGGGCACCTATGGCGGCAAGCTGGTGGAGAACGTCACCCAGGCCGTGGCCCGCGACATCATCGCTGCGAACATGCCAGCGGCCGAGGCAGCTGGCTACGAGATCGTGCTGACCGTGCACGACGAGGACATCACCGAGACCCCCGACACGCCGGAGTTCAACCCCGACGGCCTGGCCGCCATCATGTCGACACGCCCCGCGTGGGCCCCTGACTTGCCGCTGGCTGCTGCTGGGTTTGAGGGCCGTAGGTATCGCAAGGACTGAGTCGTGCTCAAGTACGACAACCTCTACCACCGGCTTGTGGCCAACGTCACGGTGCCAGAGCACCAGTGTGAGAGCACGGGCTGCTGGGAGCACCCTGGCGCGTTGAACAAACGGTACGGCTACCCCAGGGTGAACGTGCGGCGGGGCGGCAAGCACGTCTGCGCCTACGCGCACGTGCTCATGTTCGTACATTGCTACGGGCCCGTGCCAGCAGGGCACGAGGTCGATCACACGTGCCACAACCACAGGTGTATCAACCCTGACCACTTGCGCGCCCTGACCGTGGCCGAGAACCGACGGCGCAACCAGTGGTCGCTGCGGGACAGCTAAAAATAAATAGCGATATAAGCACACACAGCCGTTAGCACGTGCTAAAGTTCACCCATCGACTGACCAACCGCAACAGGAGCTAAATATGCTGAGTATTCACCAAGCCAGGGGCCTAGCCGACTGGGTCAACACCCACGACGACGGCACGCCCCAACCGCGCGCCGAGATTGAAGCGCTTCGCGTACCGGGCCGCTGGCGCGTGGCCATTCGCAGCACCGTGCTCGCTAACGGCGAGGACGCAGTGGAGACCGATCATGCCGCCTCACTCGCTGAAGCGCGCAACATTCTGGGGTACTGACTATGGGCCACCTCGCCAAAGCCCACTGGGCCTCGAAGGCCCGCACCATGACAGCCCGCTACGCTGGCAAGTGCTCCGTCACTGGCAAGGCCATCAAGCCAGGTGACACCATCGAGTACCTGCCCGCCACCCGCGAGTCGCGCCTGGTCGCGTCAAACACCCAACCGCAACGCATCAGCGATGTGATCGAGACATCGGGCGGCGTGTTCTACCGCAACAAAAGCGGCCGTTGCGAGGATGCCCCTTGCTGTGGCTGCTGCACCATCTGAGGAGATCGCCATGCCCGATGAAGACCCCTTCAACATCCTGCAGTTCTCCTACTGCAAGCTGTACCTATACGCCGCCCTCGTGGCGGCGGCCATCACCGCCATCGTCATTGCCCTTGTGGGTTGAAAGCTGAGAACATGATCGACAAACTGTACGCGGCGGCCACCATCGTGCTGATGATCGGCGTGATGCTGGCCTGGAGGGGTTGAGCCATGCGCGAATCTGAAATTGAAAAGCACCTGGTCAAGCGGGTCAAAGAGCTGGGCGGCGAGTGCCGCAAGATCCAGTTCATTGGCCGACGTGGAGCGCCCGACCGCCTCGTGATGCTGCCCCGTGGCCGCGCAAGCACCGGAAGGTTCACGACGTGCTCGACCATCTGGGTCGAGCTCAAAGCGCCGGGCAAGAAGGCCGAGCCACACCAGGCCCGCGAGCACGAGCGCATGCGGGCCATGGGCCAGATGGTTGTGGTGATTGACTCCATCGAAGGGGTTGAGGAGTTGCTGTCGTGAAAGCCATGTCAACAGAAGCTGCCGCGCGGCTGGGGTACTCGGCCGACAAGCGCAAGCGACGCCGGCAGCACCGCGCCAACGCCCGTGAGCTTGGCCTTTACGGCGGGAGCATCTTCGCAAGCGTGCGATGGTGGAACCTGCAACAAGCACGGAGTATTAAGTGATGCCAAGAGGAACCAACGTCGACCGGGTTGCAGCCGCCGTTCAGCTGCTGACCAAGGCCCCCCGCACCGTGCAGGAGCTGGGCCGCCTGCTGGGTATCCCCGCCCCCGCCTGGCTGCGCCATTGGCTGAAGGCCTTCGAGGCTGAAGGCCTGATCGAGCAAGATGGCAAGCGGCGCGAGAACGGCAGCCGCAAGCCCAGTGTCATATGGAAGTGGGTAGCATGATGGCCAAGTGGAAGGACATTCCTGGTGGGCGGTACGAGGTCAGCACCGACGGGCAAGTGCGGCGCAAAGCCTACCTGCTTAAACCGCACCCAACAAAGAACGGGGGCCACATGCAGCTCATTGTCGGCGGCGCCAACACATACGTGCACCGCCTCGTGGCGGAAGCCTTTCTCCCCAACCCGCTTGGCAAGAGGACAGTCAACCACATAAACGGCGACCCATCGGATAACCGGCTGTCGAATCTTGAATGGGCTACCCACGGCGAGAACATCTCCCACGGCTACCAGAGCAACGGCCGCGTTGGGTATAACTGTGTTCGAGTCGCCTCGGTAAACGTGGCGGACGGGGAGACCGTGCAAGCCTTCGGTAGCATGTCGGCTGCCGCAAAGGCCCATGGGGTCTCAAGAGGCGCAATTCGTGCGGCGGTTGCCGCCTACGGAACCTGCTGCGGGCTGCGGTGGGTGAGGCTATGACAAGAAGAGAATACACCCCTAGGCCTTGGCAGCCGCAAATGACAAAACACATCCTGGACGTGGAGCGCTGCGCGTTGTTTTGCCCCATGGGCTCCGGTAAAACTGGAGCTGCCCTGACCGCAATCGACTCTCTGTTTCTCGCGGGGGAGGACCACCCGGTGCTTGTCGTTGCCCCGTTGCGTGTGGCCAAGACTGTGTGGTTGGAAGAGACGCGCAAGTGGAATCACCTGCGGCATGTCTCAGTGATGCCGGTCGTGGGCACCGAGGCTGAACGACGCTCTGCCTTGCGCTACGATGCCAGCGTCTTCACCACCAACTTCGAGAACCTCGAATGGCTCGTTGAGCACTTCGGCGAGCGCTGGCCATTTCGCACCATCGTTGCTGACGAGCTGACCAAGCTGAAGTCCTTCCGGCTCAAGCAAGGCGGCAAGCGGGCCACGGCCCTGGCCAAGGTGGCGCACCCCAAGGTGCAGCGCTTCATCGGCCTGACCGGTACGCCCTCCCCCAACGGCCTGCAGGACCTGTGGGGGCAGGTGTGGTTCCTTGATGGGGGCGAGCGACTGGGCCGCAGCTTCGAGGCCTTCAAGCAGCGCTGGTTCCAAAAGCGCCACGACGGCTATGGTCTGGACCCGCTGCCCTTTGCGCAAGAGCAGATCCAGGACAAGCTGCGCGACATCTGCCTGACGGTCGACCTGGCCGACTACCTGGACTTGGAAAAGCCAGTGGTCAACAACATCTACGTGGACCTGCCGCCACGGGCCCGTGCGCTGTACCGGGACATGGAGCGCAAGATGTTCATGGAGCTGGAGGGCCACGGGGTCGAGGTGTTCAACGCTGCGGCGCGCACGGGCAAGTGTCTGCAGATCGCCAATGGCGCCGCGTACATCGACGACAAACAGAACTGGAAAGAGATCCACGACGAGAAGCTGCAGGCCCTGGAGGACATCATCGAAGAGAGCAGCGGCAGCCCGGTGCTGGTGGCGTTCAACTTCAAGTCGGACCTGGCCCGTTTGCAGAAGGCCTTCCCCAAGGGCAAGACCCTGTCGAACGACAGTCAGATGAAAGACTTCAAAACCGGCAAGTTCGAGGTGGGCTTTGGGCACCCGGCCAGCATGGGCCATGGCGTTGACGGTTTGCAGGAGCACTGCCACACCATCGTCTTCTTTGGGTTAAATTGGAACCTCGAAGAGCGGCTGCAGTTCGTCGAACGGGTGGGCCCGGTGCGCCAGATGCAAGCTGGCAAGAAGCGCATCGTCACCATCCACAACATCATCGCCCGTGGGACAGTCGATGAGATGGTTCTGGAACGCGTTGACTCTAAGCGCGAGGTGCAGGACATCCTATTGGCAGCCATGAACCGAGGTAGAAGCACATGATAAAAATACCTGTCGCCGAACTACGCGCCCGACTAATTCTGGATCTTGCCACTGGGGTTCTGACGTGGCGGGCGACGCACGCACCAGGGTCCTGGGACTCACGCCATGCCGGGAGGAGGGCGGGCGCCGACAAAGGCAATGGCTACCGGGTGCTTAGAATAGGCGGCGTCAGCTACCAGGAGCATCGAATAGTGTTCGCGCTGGCGTTTGGCTTTGACCCTGCAGCTTCTCTCGTTGACCACATAAATGGTGTGAGACACGACAACCGGCCATCTAATCTGCAACTGGCTTCTAGTGCGGAGAACGTGAGCAAACGCCACCGCAAAAACGCCAACAACACGACGGGCGTGCACGGCGTTAGCGCGCATAAAGCATCGGGGAAGTTCATGGCGCAAATAAAGGTGCGCCGCCGTAATTTGTATCTTGGCCTGTTCTGTACCCCAGAGGCCGCTGCAGAGGCTCGGGCGGCGGCGGAGCGAGAGCACTTCAAGGCGTTTGCGCCGAAACTTTGAAAAAGACAACGCCATGACCACAGCTACAACCACCTCAGCCCTCGATGTGCAGGTCACGGGAGATCACTACAAGAGCCTGAAGATCCAGCCCATCGAGTACATCCACGCCAACGGCATCCCCTTCGCCGAGGGTAGCGTCATCAAGTACGTCACCCGCTGGCGCGACAAAGGCGGCATCAAGGACCTGGAGAAGGCCCGCCACTTCCTAGACTTGCTGATAGAACTGGAGAGCCGCAAGTGAACCACCAAGACGCCATCGCCAAAGCGGTCGACGACTGGATCGAGATGGAGGCGAAGGCCCTGGCCTTCGATCTGCTGTGGGATTACCTGGCGGACCAGAAGCCTGGTTGGGTGCGCAACAACGAAGTGCTGGACCGAATGGCCTTACTTACCGGCCAGCATCTCGGTCTTGCGCCCGCTGTCGTGCGTGGTGCCGAACCAGAAGGCCATCACCATGCCCCAGCCCGTGCCGAGGGAGCCGAGCATGAGCAGCAGGGCCTGGCTGTCACTGACCTTGAGGTCCCCCAGGAGCATGCCGATCAGGATGCCGAAGTACCCAGTGGTGACGACAAATGACAGCAGGGCGGGTGTCTTGGCCCGCGTGGTCTTGAGCAAGTCGCGGGCGTCCTTGCGGTCGCCAGCTGCGATGGCTTCGAGGTCGGCCACCTGCTTGAAGCCCAGCTCCTGCATGCGCAGTGCAAAGTCCTGGTCAGCCTTCTTGAGCGCGAGCATCTGGTCGGGGGTGACGCCGACCAGGGCCTGCTTCACTGCGTCAGTGGTCTTCTCACTGACGCCCCAAGCATCGGCGATGGCCCCCACGGCCATGCCGCCAAGCGGCCCGCCCAGCGCGGTGCCGATCCACGGCGCCACGGTCTTGATGATGCTTTGCCATTCCATGTCAGACTCCTTTTTCCATCAGCACTGCCAGGCGTTCCGCGCGTGGGCCGACTTGCCTGGCCCACAGGGACTGGCGCATGCCCTTGGCAGCGTCCGCCCATCGGCCCTCATTGATGGCGCGGATGGTGTTGCTGAAGCCCGCCAGGCGCCGGTAGCCGAGGTTGAAGGCCATGTTGACCATGGCCCGCTGCCGGGCTTCACTCAGGCCGTCGAAGTGGGGCAGGAGCTTGCGCGCGTCCAACTCCGCATCTGCGATGTCCTGCTCCAGGTACAGGCTTGACTCGTGGGGCTCGATCTCCATGCCCTCGTGCACCTCCGGCCCGGTGTGCCCGACGCCGATTGTCCACGGCTCGGCCTTGGTCAAGGGGTCAGGGTAGGCCTTGAGCTTCTCGCCCTCGTCGCGGCGTAGGTCAAAGCGAAGTTGGTCGCGGTAGCTCACGGCATGCCTTTCAGACTGAGGTGTTGCAGCAGCCAGGTCAGCAGGCCCCCGAAGGTTGCCGACGCGCCGCCGAGCAGCATCATCATCCGCCACCCGCCACGGGCCTCCGACATCGTGGTGTTCACGTTGTTCAGGGCTGCGGTCAACCGCTCGACCGCACCGGCCAAGAGGTCCACGTCACGGCGCAGGTGGGACAACTCCGCTTTCAGGACGGCGATGTCCAGGTTGGCTTGATGGACGTCTTGGTGGAAGGTGGTGTCTGGCATTGGCGTCTCAGAATGGGTGCTCGATGGACAGGGTCACGCCCGTCGTGCTCGTCTTCACTTTGGCGAGGTAGGACGCGCGCAACCACCAGCGCTCGTCCAGCGAGACGGCGACGGAAGGCACGAGCAGCGAAAAAACGGGGCGGGCTTTGTACCCGGCGACGAGGCCCGCAACCAGGCCGGCTTTGGCTTTGACAAGGCCGAGGGTGATTGTGTTGGTCTCGGGAGCCCAGCCTGCCCAAGCGCCGAGGCGGCACTCGGAGTTTTTGAAGATGCCAGCGGTGTACTCGTCCACCACGAGGTACGCGCCCATCGTGTTGCTGCACGGTACAGGCGCATCGTGGAAGGTGTGGAGTAGGAGGCCGATCATGGTGTCAGCCCTCAATGAAAACAGTAGCGGCCCCAGAGTTGAAGTTCAGGGCTGAGTCATAAGACTTGATTCTGAACTGCGTCAGCGGCCCCGTTAGGGCTACCGCCCCATGAGCGATCTGCGTCCCGCTATTTGCTGCGGAGTCAAGGGAGCCGGCGGTTTGAACCCAGTTTGTGCCGACAGACCCTGTACTGGAAATTAACCAAGAATCTCCCTGCATACGGGTGAGAATAATCTCACCATAAAACAGTGATGCGGCTTGGTAAATGGTCCCAAATACACAGCTATCAGTCATCGTTGATGATTGCGATGTGCCATCCCCCCTGTAGCTGCGGTAAATCGAGGAGTAGAAGTTAGTTTTAAGCCCTGAAGACATCCCAAGCTGAAGCGAGAGGCGTCCGGCGGCTGTCATGCCACACCCCGTAATGCAAATCCGAACGCGCTTTGCCCAACCAGGGATCGACCCAACATCAAGCGATGCGAGGCCGGATAGGGCTACCACGTCATTGTCTTGAATCTTCCGATACCCACCCAACTGCTGCAACGGCACCGCCTGTAGCGGCGCTGTTGCGTTGCCTGTGAGAATGGGCAAGGTGGCGGCGCTGACGGCTGCTGCTGCTGCACTTCCCGACGCCGACGTGGCACTGCCCGACGCCGACGTGGCACTGCTCTGGGCCGTCGACACCGCAGCCGACAACACGGACAGGTAGCCGTCAGGGGTGATGGGTGCCGAGCTGCTGATGGGCACCTTGAACGACCGGCTGACCTGCTCCTGCAGCTGCTGCGCCAGGATCGTCACCCGGTCCATCATGTCGTTGATGACGGTGGGGAAGAACCCGCCGGTGTTGGTCAGCACCGTGGGCTGGGTCTGCGCCACCTGGCTACCCAAGGTGGTCAGATAGCCGGCTGCGGGGGGCACCAGCAGCGTGACCGTCCCGCCCGGTGTGGTGTCCTGGTTGGTATTGAGGCTGACCGTGTACTGCGAGGTGAGCGTGAGCACCGTCTCGATGCCTGCCAGGTCCGTCGCCACCACCAGCACATCGCTGGCCTGGAACACCTTGAAGGTGAACGGGAAAGAGGCGTTGACCCCGTCACCGGTGAACGGCCCTGCTTTGCGGACGGTGTTGCTGATGCTCATGGGGTTCTCGCTTTTCCGGGTGGATTTTCAGTGTGCGGGCTGCAGATATGGAAACTTAGTGCTTGTGCATGTCGCCCGTTGTCAGGCCCCGCCACCAGTCAGCGATGTCCTGCGGGTCCTGGTGCCCTGTCCAGATGTCGGACAGGAACTGCGAGGTGCTACCAACTTGGCCCAAAGGCATGCCCAGGATGTAACCCGCCTCGGTCATGGCGTGCTTGATGAAGCGGTCGCCATCGGCCTGGCCGTTCACGTCCTTGAGCAAGCGATCGGTGCTGCCCACGATAGAGGCCACAGGACTCATTTCGTAGTCCTTGCCGCCAGCGAAGTGGCCCACCACGTCACGCGCCAGAGGAACGCCGCCGAAGGCCGACAGCGCCATCTGCTTGCCGAACCACTCCAGCCACCCCTCGGGGTTCTGCTCGTCTTCCTTGGGCGGGTGCATCATGTGGTGAACCGCCTGCACACCCAGCGTGTACATGAAGGTGCGCAGCACCAAGGTGCCGACATCCCCACGGAATCCCGCCCAGTCGCCACTGGTTTGCGCTTCACCATAAGTGCGGGGCAATTCCTTGACCCGCTTTGCCGTGTCCATGATGCGGTTGATGTTGTGGTTCCAGAACGTGTAGAACATGGTGAACAACTTCTGGAACTCGTTGCCCCGCTGAATGGCCGCCATGTCCTTGACGCCGCCGCCGCCGTGGGCGTTGCGCACGGTCTTGTCAGCGAAGTAAACCGCATCGCCCTCGCCCATGCCCAGGCCGCCCTTCTCCGGCGCCTCCATGGCTTTGATGTAGGCGCCCATCCACGTGGGCAAAGCCGAGGCCATGTCCAGCATGGCAATGCCCTGGTAAGCCCGCGAGGTGATCGACAGCTTGGCCCGCTCCAGCGTGCTGGTGGCGGGGTCCATCAGTTCCAAGTGGATGGCGCGCAACTGCTCACGCACATCACGCTCGGTCTCGGTAGAGCGGTGGCGCATCTCGGCGCTACGCTCGAAGATGAAGTCCCGGTTGGCCTCGAACTGGTCGGAGCGGATGAAGTTGCTTAACCCCTTTTGCAGCCACTCGGGGCCGATGGTTGTCATGGCCGCTGCGGTGCGCTTGTCGAAGATGCCTTGGCCCATGGTCTTGAAACCGGCCTCGGCCACCGACTCGCCAGCAGCGGTGGTGCCGTGCATCACCATTGTCGACACCCGGAAGCCCAGGCCCACCATGGTGGTGCGCGTGCGGATCTCGTGGGCGACGCGGTCCCACATCTGCAGCTCGCTGGGCTTGACCATGGCATCGTTGGCCAACGACAGCAGCCAGCCGTTGAAGGTGTCGTAGTGCTCGACCGACAGCGCGCTGCTGATGGCGCGGCGCACATCGGGGTGGCTCAAGAAGCGGTCGGCTTCGATGATGGCCTTGCGCGTGGAGATGTCCCGGATCTCGTCCTTCAAGACACGCGGCAGCACGTCGATCGACAGCAACATCGGCTTGGCGTAGTTGTCGTTTCGAGTCTGCTCGCGCCCTGTGCTGGTATCCGCGCGGGTGTAGATGTTGTCCTCGAACAGCGAGGCCTCGTGCTTGGCGTTGCGCTCCTTGACCGAATGGCTGCGCGCAGGGTCGTAGGTGATGGGCCAGTACCAGCCAGGCATGCCGCCATGCGCCGTGTCGAAGGGGATGTGCTCGACGGCTTTGGGGCTGGTGTTGCCCAGATCGCGCATCATCTGCTGCTTCAAAGGGAACAACTCTTGAAAGGTCTCGGCCAGGCCGCGCACGAAATGCCACTCTCCGGGCGCCATGTTCTTGTCGAGGAAGTCAAGCACCGCTTCGGGATCCCACTTCTCACCCTTGAGCAGCTTGGCAAAATGCCCTGCGTCGCCACGGATGCCAGCCAGCGCGATCTTTTCGCCCCAGGTCAAGCGCTGCGTCTTGCCTGTCAAGCCGTCAATCACGCCAGGCATCTCCACCGCACCGCGGTTGTTCTTCAGGATCTCGCGCGGCAGGGCCGCCACGTGCGCCTCCCACGCCTGCGAGATGCGCAGGTCCAAGTCGTTGCGCACCCCCTCCGCGTCGGCGATCTTGCGGAACACCAGGCGGTTGAAAACGCCGTTGGGCTTGTAGTCGTCAAGCCAGTCGATCATCTGCTCCATCTTGAGCAGCGAGGCTTGCAAGCTGCGGCCGAAGGCTTTGGTGTTGATCCACTTCTCCTCGATGCGCGACAACCCGCGGTTGGTGTCGGCCGTGCGCTGTGGCAGCTTCTCCAACTGCGCCACCGCTTCGGCGGCCACGTCGGCCAGCAGGCGGGACTCGTTGCCGTCGGTGACCTTCTGCACTTCACGGCCCAGGTGGTCGAGGGACTTGACAGCGTCGACCAGACCCCGGAAAGCCTCGACGCTCATGTCTTTGTAGTGCATGCGTTCGGCGTTGGTCAGCATGCTCTCGGGCACGTCCACGCTGAACTTCATGGCGGCCAGCTTCTCGACGAACGCCTCCAGCGAGGCCATGTTCTTGTCTCGGGCCTGCTCGGGGCTCAGGCTTGAGCGCAGGTCGTAGCGTGCCAACAGGGCGTCGATCTGGTCACGGAAGGCCACGTCGATCTTCTCGCGCACAGTGGGCTTGGCCAGCTTCTTGAAATACTCCAGGCCCTTCTTCACGTCGGCGATAGCCTCGGTGGATGACTTGACCAACTGGTTGTTGAGCAGGCTGGAGCGCTGCGCTTGCACTGCCCCGGCGGGGTCTTTGGCAACGAGCTTGAGCACTGCCTTGTTGGCCTTGGCTTCCGCCGCTTCGTACTGGCGGGGGTTGAGGTCGCGCACCTTCTTTGCGGCCACCGCGCCATCGGCCGCTTCGCGTGCGCCGCGCAGCAGTTCACGAGCGTGGATCGGCGACTTGGTCAGCACCTTCAGGCCGGTGGCGATGAACCGCGCGCGGGCCTCGTTGTGGATAGCGTCGTTGGCAGCACGCTCGATGTCAGCGGGGTTGGACAGCTCGCCATGTTCTTCAAGCATGCGGCGGTCTGTCAAGGCGTCGACCAACTCCTTCTTGGGTTCGGACTCCATGATGCTGCGCAGCATCTCTTCGCCGGAGGGGAAGCCATGCACCTCGGCCACCTGGTCGAAGTCGATGTCGGGCTTGGACAGCACGGGCCGCAGGTTCTCGCGGTCCCACTCGATCATGTGGCGCTCGACGTTGTTGTCGATCTCGCGCTTGGCTTTGGCCAGTGCCTGGCCTTTTTCCAAGCCGGTCTTGTCGCCCGCTGCGCGCTCCCTCTCGGCAGAACGCACGCGGGCCTCTTCGACACGCCGACTGTCCATCCAGTCGTCAATCGCCGTGCGGGCCTTCTCCGGTGCGGGGTTGGCTTCGACCCAGTCTGCGCGCTGGTCCTTGGGCTGCTTGTCGCGCTGCTCGCGCCACGTCGCCATGGCCGCCTTGTATTCGCGGTTGGGTGCAGTGAGGTCATCCAGGTATGCCTTGGCCTGGTAGACAGGCATGGCGTCGACCTGCTCTTGCACTTGGTCCTGCACATCGCGGCGCGCCGCCTTGGCCTGAGCTTGCGATGCGCGCAGGGCCTTGCTCTTGGCGCCGCTAACCCACTTCATATCCCGCAAAGACTTGGCCTGCATGTCGTCGACAGCTTGTTCAGTGGCCGTGCGGCCGAGGGTCTGGTAGTCGTCCCACTCTTGGGGCGTCATGCTGTCAGGCTTGTCCTTGAACAACGGCTCGAACACACGGGACGATTCGGCTTGCGCGATGGCGTCTTCACTGGCCAGCATGCGGTCGAACACGCCGCGCACCTCGGGGGTGAGGCTGACGTTCAGGCCCTGCAGCGACTTGTAAATGTCGACCATCCACGAGCGGATGCGACGGAAGAAGGGGACCAGCTCTTGGCTCGGGGCCTTACCCTCCATGAGGTACGCCTCGAAGCCACGTGCAAACTGCTCGTGGTGCGGGCGCTGCTCGTCGATGGACATGGCGTTCCACTTGTCCAGGGACTCGACACCAAACCACTTGAGCACGTGCTCCATGTCGGCCTTGATCTCGGCCGGTGCGCCTTCGACCGTTGCGATCTTGGCGTAGGTGTCCAGCGCCCAGTGGCCGGTCTCGTGCAAGTAGGTCGACAGGTTGGCGTCCTTCAGCAGCGCGATGGTCTGGGTGCTTGGGCTGTAGGTGCCGCGTGCTTCTTGGTAGAAGGAGTATTCGTGGGCCAGCACACCGCCTATGGTGGTGTCTAGCTCCTCGTTCACATCGGCATTGCGCAGTTTCCACAACGCGCTGGCGAAAGTGTCCCGCGCGTATCCATCGTCGGGGGCGATGTTTATGTTGGCGTCGCCAAAGCTTACCCCTCTGTTCACGTTCGAGTGATCTGAAACTCTCACGTTCAACGACACTTCGCGTTTGTACCCGTCGGGGGTTTCCCCAAGGGTCTTGAACACTCGAAAGTATTTTGAGCCAACGCCGGATACTTCATACCCCTCTGCTTGCGCCATCGCGGCGAAGGCGTGCGACTTTGCCGAGATATCGGCGGACTCGTCGATGTCGCCCCCGCCACCATTCGCCGTGAACTCCGCTTCGACTACACGAGCCAACTCAGGTCCAAGCGCTTGCTCAGGGGCGCCGCGTGCTGACTGGGCCAGCATGTTGGGGTTGGTGGGGTCGAACTTGCCGAAGTTCTGCACCGACTTGAACTGCTCGGGCTCGAAGGCCACGTAGACCGTGGCAGGGTCGAAGGGGTTTGTGGCGCCGCCGCCGTCGTCAAGCACCTCGTGGATGACAGCGCCATCACGCCCTTTGGACTTGCGGGCCTCCGAAACCACACCAGGTGTGGACTCGAAGTGGTCCTCCGCCGCGTTGACTTCGGAGTCGGGGTGCCGCGCGGCAAGCGCTTCCGCGTCCTCTCGGGTCTCAAAAAAGCCCTTGCCGTCTTCGGTGTAGAGCCGCTCGCCGTCGGCGCTGTCGACTTGGTACTTGCCTGCGCGCTGGCCGTCCCAGTTCGCACCCTCAAAGTACGATTCAAGCGGGTTGCGCAGGTTCAAGAAACCGGCATACACATTGCCTCCGCCCCCGCCGACGAGGTCGATCTCTCGCGCACGCCCCTTGCGCACGTAGCTTGCTGCGGTGGCCCAGTCGGGGGATGTGAAGATGCCTTCGTTTCTCCACCCACCGGAGGGGGCGTTGAACTCCTCAAACCCCGCCTTGTCGGTGCCGTGGTAGACCACGAGTGGCTCGCCGTTTTCGTCAACGACCTTCGAGACATCGCTGGCCGCCCAGATGTTCCCCTCACCGGCGGCGTACTTCTCCCAGTCGCCGAACCAGCCTTTGAACTCGGGAGTGCGCACCATCGCATGGTGCGCGGGGGACAGCTTGCTGGGCTTGCCGTTGGGCGCGAGAGGCTCGCCCTGGCGGAACACCTCGGCCGCTTCCATCTGGTTGGCCTCGTTCAGGGCCCACCCCTCGCGGCTCAGCTCACCCAGCGCTTCGGAGGTGGCCTTGCCGCTGGCCATCAGCTCGTTGGTCTTGGCGTCGATTTCGGCCAGCAGGGCATCGCGCTCTTCGCGCGTGGTGGTGCGCATCAGCTCGTCGGCGCGTGCGTTCAGCTTCTCGTTCGATGCCGACTGCGCGAAGCTGCCCTGCTCGGGCATGTCTCCAGCACGCCCTTCGGTCCAAGTCCACTCAGGCATGAGGCCGGTCTTCTGGTCGGCGAAGACAGTGTCCTCGACCTTGGCCGCGCGGTTGGCCTCGCCATGCGGGCCGTAGTTCAGCCAGCTGTTCTGGCCACGGGTCTCGGTGGTGATGGCGCCCAGGGCCGAGCCGGTGAACAGACGCGAGTGCGCCTGCCATGCGTTCTCCTCGCCCTCGGCGCGAAAGCCGGCGCCCTCCAGGCCATGGCCGAAGGCGTCGTGCACCGCGCGGAACAGGTCATTGGCCAGCACAGGCACCAGGGGGCCATCGGGCCCGCCCATGGGCCAGCGCAGGCCCGTGTCTGCCAGCAGCGGGTTGGCCTTGGGGTCGAAGTCCTCCTTCGTGCCAAAGCCTTCAGCCGTTGGGAAGACGCCCATCTCCTTGTTGGCGCGGATGTCGCGCATGGCGTTCCAAGGCGTCGAGGCGTACCCGGCGTTGTCGGCCTTACTCAGGTCGATGAACCAGAACTTGTAACCGGCTTTGTCCAGTGCTTTGTACTGCTCGGTCGTCTGCTTGATCAGGTTCTCGTATGCCTCCTTGACCACCGGGTCTTGAGGATCATGGGGCATGGCCTCGTAGGCGTCCGCGATGCGCTTGGCGCGGTCAGGGTCTACTCGGACATATCCTGACTGTCGCTTGAGGGCGATGCCGTTGTCGCTGGCGTACTGCTCTGCGACTCCGACAAGGCTCGGGTCTGGGCCATGAAAGCCTTTGACTGCTGGAGCGCCTTCAAGCGGCGCAAGTTTCCGGCCAGCTTGCCGTCCGCTTCCGTCTCCGGCTGCTCCGCCTTGGGCTGTGGTGCTCGCTTCTTGGCCATCTGTGGCTCCTTGGGTTGGTTGCTTCTTGCGGGCCTGCAGTTCACGGCCCTCGATGCGCAGGTCGTAGTCTTCCCATGACGGGCTGGCCTGCATGCGCTCCAGCTTGGCCTGCAGCATGGCGGGCTCGCCGCTGCTCTGCACGTCCCACTTCACCTCGCCTTGGGGCAGGGCGGGCGGGCGCTCGCCGCCGTCGATGCGCGACTTGGCGCCAAGCAGTTCGGCCTTGAGCGACTGGGGCCCGAGCATGATGACCTGGCCTTGCGAGGCCCCGCCCATGCGGCTGAGGTATCCCGAGTAGCCAGCGTCCAGCAGCTTGCTCTCGAAGTCACGGGCGTTGGCCGAGCGTAGCTTCAGGGGGTCGAGGTCGCTGTCGTAGACATTGGAGAGCTTGACACGGTGCCCCCGGCCGCCCACGCCGCTCTCAGGCAGGATGCCCTTGCCGGTGTCGACGTAGAACGACAGGCGCTTTTGCACGCGCTTGTCGGGGTGGTTCATGATGTCGTCGCGGGCGCTGCCCTTCAGGCCGGAGCCGAAGTGGTCAGAGCTCAGGGTCTCGCGGTCGGCCTTGCTGAAGTGGTAGCCGTCGACCGTGATGGCGCCGGGGCGGGCCTGGTCAAGCTCGGCGCCCTTTTGCCCCACGTCGGCCAGCTTGGCCCCGTACTTGGCGAAGGCCTCCTCGGGCGTGACGCCCTCGCGTGCCGCGATGCGCGACAGGATGGCGCCCTGCACTGTGGCGTTGATGCGGTTGACCTCGGAAGGGAAGCGCCCCAGAGTGTCGAGTTGACCGTGGATCTGGTCGACCACCGCCTCTTGCGAGGTGCGGAAAGCATCGCGCTCGCCCTTGTCGGACACCATCTTTGCGGCAGCCTCTTTCATCTGCTCGGCCTGCTGCTGCTGGAACTCACGAGCTTCAGCGTAGGTTTTGCCCCCGGGATCTGTCTTGAGATGCTGCAGCAGCACGTCGCCCAGCGCCGGGTTGATCTTCGTGAAGAAGTCTGCGGTGGGGATCTTCACGTAGCCGTCGGTGTGCAAGGCCTCCGTCATCTGGCCCGCCACCTCGGGCATCTTGTTGACCAGGTCGGCCGCCTTCACACCGGCCGAGTCGAGAGCGTCGGCGAAGGTGCGACCATCGACATACACGTGCGACAGGTGACCATCTTCGGTGACGGCCTGCAGGTACTGACGCATGCCCTCCGGGTCGTTGGCCATGAGCTTCGTGGCATGTGCCACCTGGCCGATGGCCGACAGCGTGCCGAAGTCTCGCTCGGCAGCGTCGGAATGCGCGGTTTCGTTGACCAGGGCGCGGGGAGAGCCAGCACCGTGCAGGGAGAAGAAGCCGTTCATCACGGTGTTGAAAAGCACGTCGGCCTTCTCAGCGTCGCTCTTGCCGCCCCAGTCTGCGAACTCAGACAGAGGGATCTCGCCGTTGGCTGCGGAGGTGCCCACGGTGTTGGCCGCAAAGCGCCCCAGGAACGAGGCCACGCCTGGCCCGGGGATGGCGTGAGCCACCGCGCCAAACACCGCGCCCGTGGCCGTGCCGCTGGCGACGGCCTGGGCCTCCTTCTTGGCGCCGGTGGCGAGGTCGGGGGAGTTGATGGCTTCGCCGACATTGGAGATGCCTGTGGCCGTGCCGAGGGTCAGGGCGCCCTTGGCGGTGGCGCGCACGCCAGCCTTCAGCGCGGTGTCTGCGGCGGTGCGCTCCAGTGCCTTGATGCCCAGCCCACCCACCAGCTTCTCGGCGCCCACCACAGGCAGGCCCAGAATGAAGCCGCCTAGGCGCCCGGCAGCGCCCGCGGCCTGGCCCGCGAACGTGTCGGCGGGGCCTGCCACGTCGGGGACGGCCCCAGCAGTGAACTCGTGGGTGAACTTGCTGATGGCCTGCTGCACGGGGCTGCGGGCCGTGAGCATAGGCATGCCTTGGGCCAGCGTGTTCTGGGCGATGGCGCGTTGGCGCGCGGTGACGCCGAACACGTTGTTGAGCCAATCGTGGGCGCGCTCGCCCAACGATGGGTTCCAGGGGGCGGCCACCGCCTGCTCAATGGACGACAGCGCAGGGATGTCCTCGTGCATGGCGTTGGCGTTGTTCTGGTCTGTCAAGAAGCGGGACAGCACAGGCGCCTTCTGCACCAGGCCGGGAGCGTCAAGCTGCTGAACCTTGACCTGACGCCGCACGTCATCAGGGAAGGCCGCGGCCGACTCGGCGGGAATCTTGAGGAAGCGGGCCGCGACGTTGGCCTTGGCCGCTGCGTCGGGGTTGACCGTTGCCGCGTTGTGCACACTGTTGGCCACTTGCGGCGCCAGTTGTTGCTCGCGCATTTTGCGCGATGCTTCCGCCCAGGCGTCCGCGCCGGTGATGTCGTCAGTGCTTGCCATGCAGGCTCCAGTATTGGGTCAGGATGTCGCGGTCGGTCGGGGCCGAGTTGCCGCTGCGGATCAGGTCTTGCTTGAGGCCATCATAAGCCCCAGCAGGCAGGTCCTTGACGGTCATGCCCATCATGCGCTGGGATGTGCTGCCGCCTTTGTACAAACCGCCCAGGTATTCGGTGCGGAAGCCGATGTTCGTGGCAAAGAGCTTGTCCAGCGCCTGCTGGGTTTCCTGCTGGTTGAAGCGTTTCCCCGCAGCCTGCTGCTCAGAGATGACGTATTGGGAGGCGTACTGCTGGATGGCGCCGATGCGCTCCTTGTCCTCGGTCGACTTGGCTTTGGTTGGGTTCACCCCGATCGAGATCATGCGGCTGTTTAACGCAGCGTTGAAGCCTTGCACGTGCAGGTTGCCGGGGTCTTTACCGGGGGCGACGATGCCCTGCTTCAAGTCGGTGCGCTGTTGGTCCCAGTCCAACCAGTCCTTGCGGGACATGCTGCCCTTCATGTTGATCCAGTCGGTGTCAGACAGCTTGCCGATGTCGAGGTCACTGCCGTCACCGAAGTGGGTGTACAGGTTGTGCGAGATGACAGGGTCGGTCGGCTTGTTGCTCTCGCGGCTGGCGAAAGAGTCGATGGCCGCCAGGTGCCCCTTGGCTTGGAGCGCCACGTAAATGTTGCGGGGCAGGTCAGTCACTGAGGCGCCGGGGTTGCGGATCAGGAAGTCCTGGGCCTGGCCCACGACGCTGGCCATGCCCTTGTCGGCGTTGGACTCTTGCTGTGACTGCAGCCGATCGAGCGCCACCATGGCGTGCTCGTAGATGGCCCCGTTGACCCTGACGCCGCCGATCTCGCCCTTGCTGTCGAAGGCATCGCCCAAGGCTTTGCGCTTGGCCGCAATGCCGCCGGGGGCGTTCTCCAGCGCGCGCTTGACCGTGACGATGTTGTCCTGCTGCGAGCTTGCATCAAGCACCGGCTTGATGTGGTCTACCTGCTCGGGCGAGAGTTGGTCCTGGATCTTGGCGAAATACTGTTGGGCCATGGCCAACGAGCCCGGGTCGGCGGCCTTGCCCTTCTTGCCACCCAGCAGGTAGAACAGCGTGCCAACGTAAGCCTGGCTCAGTGCTTGCTTGACGTTGGCGTCGACCACGTCTTTGTCAATCACGCCGGCGTTAGCCAGCAGCGTCTTGGTCTCCGACGCCACGGTCTGCAGGTACTGCTGGTACTGGCTGTTTGACTCGGGCTTGTCTTGATCGAAGTTTAGAGTCGGCGTGTCGGTCATCGGGTTGAAAGCGGGTGCCGCGCCATCCGATGCCACCTTCGCGCGAGTCTGCCCTGCCGACTGCAGGTAGATGTAGGCCTGTTGGTCCCTGTGCTGAATCGCCGCTTGGATGGCCGACTGCACGCGCATCTGCGCGGTCGTCTTGACCATCTCCTGCTGCGCGGTTGACATCCCTTCACTGTGCGTTGCCGCCAGGCTTTGGAGCTTCTGCACCGTCTTGTCGAGGGTGTCCCCGACAGCGTTGCCGCCTTTCTTGTTCACGTACCCCGAAGCCGGGTCGTCGGGCGTGCCGTACAACACGCCCTGGATCGAGCCCATCAGCCCGGCGTCGAACTCTTTGGCCTTGGCCTCGTTCTGGTGGATCTGGTCCTGAGTGGCCATCTCCAGCCCTTTGACCCCGGCGGCGGTCAAAGCCTGCCCGGTCTTCATCTGCTCCTGTGGGCCGATCTGTGCGGCCTGCATCAGGCGGAAGGGCGTGCTCTGGCGGGCGTCGGGGACGTTCTGCGGCGCGACTGTGGGGGCGCTGTAGACTGGCACGTTTGGCATATCAGGCCTTCACTTTGTTGTAGCTGACCCATGCGCTGGCCACTTGGCCTGCGCCTGTCAGGAGGGAGCTCACGCCGGCCATGGTGGGGTTGATGGCACTGCCGGTGGCTTTGTCGGCCGCCGCCTCTGCTGCGTAGTTCGCGCCCTGGTTCTTGTACGCCCACGCCTGGCGCGATGCGTTGTCGCGGATTGTCAGCGCGTCGCGCTCGCCCATGAACTTAGTGGTGGCCAGGATCTCGGTGGCCGAGCCTTCGCCCAGGTCAACCCCGTTGGCGGCCAGCGCGGCGCGTTGGTCCCCCATCATGCCAGCGGTCTTGAGGCGTTGCGTCTGCTCCGCCACTTCGCCGTTTTGCACAGCCAGGTCGGCCTGGTAGTTTGCGATCTTCTGGTTGTTGAGAGCGACCGCGGCCTCGTAAGCCAATGTGGCCTTCTGCGCTTTGGCGTTGTTGATCGACCCGATGGTCGACATCAAAGTGCCTGCTGCACCAAGCCCGACGGCTGCTGTTGCCATTGACATTTCAGTTCCCCAGTGCGACCTCTAGGGTCATGGATGTCAAGTCTAAAGGCAACGGGTCGGTCTGCTCGATGCAGACCTGGCCGCCCGCTGCCCAGGAGGGGTTCAGCACCATCTCAATCTCGTCGCTCACCAGGTTGGGGGGCGAGCCATAGCTCTCGGTGGTGCGCAGCGCGACAGGGTCAAGCGAGTTGAAGTCAGGCCCGGCTGAGATACCGCTGGAGCGCACCACGCGCATCCAGATTTTGTTCACGTTCTTGACGCGACCTTGGCCCGCGCCGCCATCGCTCTGCGTGGCGACCGGCAGGGTCTGGAGTTGCGCGACGATGGGCAACCCCACGGTGATCTTGCTGCAGGGCTGGTCGATGGCGATGGCCCCGCCGGTGACTACCTGGGGTGGGAAGGTGGCGCCGTCGCCCAGGATGTTGACGGTCTGACCTTCCAGCCAGGTCAGGCCGGTGACGGTGCGGGTGGGTTCCCCGCTGTAGGTCGAGCCGCAGTCAACGAAGAAGGCGTCGGCCAGGGTGGCGAACAGCCGGGTGTGCAGGCGCTCGATGAAGCGTGTGGTGGCCCCGTTGATCGTGCGCTTGACCACCAGGTACAGCATGTCCTCGTTGTTCTCAGTGATCACGCAGCAGGACTCGAACACGCCGGACGCGCCGGTGTCGTGGCGGTGCCATGCGCTGACCTGCTGCTCGGGCACGTAGGTCAAGCCCAACAACAAGCCGTTGCTGGAGATGGCCCATAGCACGGGCACGGGGCCGCGCGAGTAGGTCATGTCGACGATGGTGTTGTAGTCGAACAAGTGAGGCGCCATCAGGCTGATGTCCCCGGACACGTAGCTGCTGGCCTGCCACGAGTAGGAGAGCTCGCGGATGTGGCCGCCACGCGCAGCGGCGTACAACACGATGTTGTTGACCACCACCGGCACCACGTTGCTGGCGCCGTTGTAGGACTGAGGCGTGATGCTGATGCTGGTGGGGGTGAGCACGTCGCCGCTGGACGAGCCGCACTTCCACTCACACGTTGCGGTCAACAGCAGGAGCTGGCCAGCGGGGACGATGTGGCGGATGGCCGATGCCTCACGCGCGGCGATGCGGACCGCGATGCGGTTGTCCGACTGCACCGGGATGGTGTAGCTCATGTTGGACTCAGTGCCGCTGCGCGTCGCCCATAGGTTCTGGGGGGCGTTGGCGGTGCCCCCGAACAGGCGGCGCTGCTGGTAGTAGCTCACGGCAGCGGGGTACCCCCCGGCGGCGTTGAAGCCCGAGGAGGCGTCGCTGATGGGCGGGGTCTTGCTGACGTCGGCCGTGATGTTGTTGTCGACGAAGCTGCCCGAGCCGGACTGCCCGATGTAGCCGTACAAGCCGTTAGACAGCTTGTAGATGTAGTACCGCACGTTCGTGCCTGCGGTGCTCGAATCGGCGAACGTGATCGTGTTGACGTTCCCCGCGGTGGCCAGGTTGTTGGTGCACGACGCGGCCCCCGAGGCCACTGTCTCTTCCAACCCTTCAGTCCTCACCGCGGTCACGACGTAGGTGTAGCCAACCGCGCCGACGCCGGTTGCGGTTGCAGTCACGCCGGTGAGCGGGTTGGCAGGAGGGGCGAACGATGGCAGCGCCGTGCGCCAGTCGGTGGCGCCGTAGCGGCGCAACTCCATGGGCGGGTAGTTGGGGTGCGTGATGGTGAGCACGTCAGCCGACTGCACATAGTGCAGGTCCATCAGGTCCGCCGCCGCGTAGGGGTTTGGGATCTCGTAGATGTTGGGCGCGCTGGGCATGGCGTACCAGGTTTTGGCGGACCCGGCAGCCCCCGGTGTGACGTTGTTGGATGCGGTCCCACCCCCCGAGTACACGCCGGAAAAAACGCTGCCGACAAGGTCAAACACGGTCACGGGAGGGAAGCCCACCATTGACATGTTGCTCACAACCCACTCACCATTTGCGCCCGGCACTCCGCCCACACCGGCGACAAGCACCCGGTCGCCATTTGCAAAACTTTGATCGAAAACGCCAAGGGTAAGTCTAACGAGGCCAGCGCCGTTGTTGGCGGCGTTCGCCACCCCGTCAGCAAACCCGACGACCTTGCGGTAGTAGTTCACGCCGCCAGAGCTGGCCATGCTGCCGACCGTGTACGCCGTGGCCCCGTTGTACGCCGCCGGGGTGCTGTACAGCAGGGTGGCGGCGTTGGTGTGCCAGCGGAAGTAGCCCGCCCCCACCTCGACCACGAAGGTCTGGGTGTTGTTGTAGCTGAAGGGGATCACCCGCGTCACGTTGGCCGAGGTTTTGACGGGGCGCACGAACTCAGTGCCCGGGCGGTTGGTGGCCGGGCCGTGCGGAAGTGTGATGAAGTTGCGGCAAAGAGCCAGGCCTTCCTGCCGCTTGGTCAGGTCAATGCGGCCGAAGAGCTCGGGCGTGATCTCGCCAGCCGAGAACGAGCGGTGCAGGACGCGGACTGCCATCAGCGATTCACCATCCAAGGGGCGCCAGCAGCGGGGCGCACGCGGCGCTGGTTGGCGTCGGACCCTTCGGCCTGGGCCTGGAAGCCCATGGCCAGCTTGAGCTGGGCCTCAGACACGCGAATGCCTTCGGTGCCTTTGATCAAAGGCCCGGCCAGCATGCTGGCCAGGTAGTGCGACAGCGTCAGCACGAAGAGGGGTGACCACTTGGTGGGGTCCGACACGCTCTTGGTGTAGCGCAGGATGGCGAACTCCTGGTTGGTCAGGATGATGTCGTTGTCGTCGTAGTCGGTCTCAACCACGAAGGCTTGCGGGGTGTAGACCCCGAGGCCCACGACCGGCGCGCTGTAGGGGCCGACGCCAGCCATCTGCACGCCGACGCTGTAGTCGTCGGTGGCGTTGGGGTCCATGACCTCTAGATAGTTGATGACGTTCGAGGGCGCGGCGTAGCAGAACTTCCACGACGAGGAGGGGTTCGTGGCGTTCAGCGCGAGCGTGGTGCGCTTGGTCGAGAAGCCCCAGCTGTGCATCTCCAGCAGCGCGTCCCGCGCGATGGGGTAGAACCGCGCGCAGTGGGATGACTGGGCGTTGCCCGAGGGTGGGTTGATGCTGGCCACCGTCGCGGTGTCACCCAGGTGCGCGAGCGCTAGGTTGCAAATGTCGACGTCAGAAGGCACAGCTCACTCCTCAAGAAAATACAGGGGCCGCAAAGCCCCTGTCTGATTGCCAGGTGGCAGGGCCTCAGACCAGGTCGCCAGCACCGGCGGCGGGGGCGCCAGCGGCAGCCTTGGCCAGGACTTCAGCGGCAGCGGCAGCGGCGGCGTTGGCGGCGGCCACGGTGTTGATGTCATCAGGGCTGGCGCCAGCAGCGGCCACACGTTGGCGGGCAGCGGAGCGGGTGTTGGCGGACTTGGCGCCTTCAGCTGCCTGCTCGGCGGGCTTGTCCAGCGCTTCGAGGTTGCTGGAGGGTTCGCCGTCGTAGTCGATGACGGCGCCTTCATCGACCAGGCCGTTGTTGACGAAAGACTTGACGAGGACGCGATACTTGGGCATGTGGTGCTCCTGGTGCGGCCCGCCCGAAGGCGGGCCTGTGGTTTACAGAACGGAGAAGCCGACGGGGTAGAACTTCTGCCCGTCCTGGATCTCAGCGCCCAGGTCGGCGTAGATCGAGCCGGCAGTGTTGTTGCCAACGTTGACCGTGCGGGCGCCCACATAGCGCTGGCCCTTCGAGCCGATCACGGGGTTGATCTGGCATGCGAAGCGCGCAGTCGACGTGAGCTGCGCCACGGGGATGGCGCCGGTGGTGCCGATGACCTTGACGTTCGTGGTCAGCGCGGCGTCGTCCGCCGTGATGATCTGGAACTCAGCCGAGGTGCCGCCTGCAAAAGCAGTCGTCACTTCAAAGCGGCCAAAGATGAAGTCGCTGCCCGCGCCGATGTCGCGGACTTGACCGGACGGGGTACCGCCAGTGGCCAGGTCCACGGTGTTCGTGGACAGCACCGAGGTGCCGTTGCCGAACACCGCTTGACCGGTGACAGTGTTGCCGAGGATGGAGCCCGAGAGGGCCAAGAGTGCGTCAGTGATCATGGTGATCTCCAGTTGATTCGAGTGGCTTAGACCACGCGGGATTCGGTGTTGAGGATCTGGTCGACGCGACGCAGGGGCACGCCCTCGAAGTTCAGCCAGGACATGGGCGAACCGAACTGGTTCAGACCCTTCTCGACGGCCAGCGCGTAGTTGCTCTTCTGCAGAGCTTGCAAGCGCAGGATCGAGTAGACGGTGCGGTTCATGTAGAACGCGCCACGGCCCATGCCGAAGTTGGGGATGCGGTCCAGCGCGCGAGACATCAGCGCGATCAAGTCGGCGGCGGCGGTGTTGGCCACCAGGTTCGCCGTGTTGATGTTGCAGATGCGCACGATGTAGCGCCAGTCCTTCACGACCAGGCCGTTCTTCCACTGGTAGTGGGTCTGGTATGCCTGGTAGGGGTTGTTGTTGCTGTCATAGACAGTCAGCACGCCCATGTCTTCGTGGGTCAGGCCGGCCTTGGCGCCCTTGGGGAAGGTGCAGAAGCAGGTGTTCTCACCCCACAGCACCAGCCAGATGGACGTGTTGTTGGAGGCAGTGCCGCCAGCGTCCAGGATGTTCTGGTTGTTGCCGGCGCCGGAGATGGCGCCGAAGCGAGGAGCCAAGCCCAGGTACTGGCGGGGGTCCGAGGCGGGGTTGCCGTAGAACATGGTCTGCGCTTGGGTCTGGTTCATCGCTTCCAGGAAAGCGGTGTCTTCAGACAAGCGGAACGACGCGGTGTTGCCGTTCAGTTCGGCCAGGTCCTTGTCGACGCGGCAGTAGGCCTCCAGCATGCCGACGGACTCGTCGACTTGCGCGGTGGCCGACTTGCTGGAGGGCACGCCCTGGTTCAGCGAGCGCCAGTAGACAGCGGGCAGACCCGTGCGGATCGTGACGCGGTGGCCGGTGGGGAGGTTGCCTTCTTGGAAGACAGCGTCCTCCAGGATCTCGTTGGACTGCGACAGCAGTTCAGCGACGACAGGGACACGACCGTCAGGGTCGATGCGCTTGGCCCAGTCCGCGAGGGTCAGGGCGCCGTTGGTGAGAGTTGCCATTTTGAAAGCTCCGTATTAAGCGGGTTGGTTCGGGTAGAGGGACTTGGCGTGGGTGGTCTCGCCCTTGGTGGGCTGGCGACCGCCAGGCACAAACTTGTCCTCGCTGATGGCTTTGCCGGCATTGAAGAACGCCCGGATGATCTCGGGGTGGTTGCCCAGCCCGGTGCCTTTGGGGTTGTTCTGCATGTCGAACTTGCCGAGCAACGCGCGCAACTCCGGCGTGCCGAAGGCCGCAAGGGCCTTCTCGGCAACCGCAAGATTCTCTTGCAGCTTGTCGCCGCCCAGGGTCTTGTCCGCTTTGGTGTCAGTGACCCATTGCGAGACGGCCGTGTTGTAGGCTTCCAGCTGGCGGGCTTGGAAGCGCTCGGCGACCTTGGGCGCGATAGCGTCAAGGATCTTCTGCGCAGCACCTTGGGACAGGTCCAGATCCTTGACGACTTCAGAGAACGTCCCGATCACCTCGTCATCGAACTTGCCGCCCTCGGGCGGTTTGAACTCGTAGGTCTCAGGAGCGCCGAGAACGCTCTCGA